CGCACAGTGGATCCTAGGCGCAATTGTTCACGCAATTTTGCATATCTATTAACAATTGATCATGGGTCAACTTGTTAGTTTCTTTCAGGACATACAACTCTTTTTCCAAGAGGCTCTCAATGTGGCTCTAGCTGTTGTCACCGTCCTGGCTATCATTAAGGGGCTTGTGAACCTTTGGAAATCAGGTCTCTTCCAGTTCCTCTTTTTCTTAATCCTGGCAGGAAGGTCTTGCTCCTTCAGAATTGGTCATCATACAACTTTTGAATCTGTCACAATGTCAGTTGGGGGAGTCTTTCACGAACTTCCTGCTTTGTGCAGGATCAATAACAGCCACAGTCTAATTCAACTGTCTCACAACAGTAGTTTAGCTTTGTCTGTCGAATATGTGGATTTGTGTGTCGTTCTAGAGTCAGACCAGTATTTAGTGGCTGGGGATTACTCCAACTGTACTGGGGAAGCGACAGGATACAACTGGGTTATTGACTGGACGCTAAAGGGTCTGGGTCACGGTCTTGAGGGCGACCCCAAGCTGCACTGTCAGCCAAAGAGATCTACCAATGCTGAATTCACCCTCCAACTTAATATATCTCGGAGGCATACAAATGACCACTACAGGGAAAGAATTGAAACAGGAATAAGGCACATGTTTGGTCCGTTCAAGATTTTGACTAAAGAAGGGAAGGATTGTGTAATCTTAAGGAACACAACTTGGAAAGAACAGTGTGTCAAAAGTCATTACAACACACTAGCATTTCTATTAAAAAACACAGCCAACTCTCTCCCAAAGAGAAGGCCCTTGGCCTTTTTTAGTTGGTCACTTTCTGACTCATCAGGGAATGACATGCCAGGTGGGTACTGTCTTGAGGAATGGATGCTCATTGCAGCAAAACTCAAATGCTTTGGAAACACAGCTCTTGCTAAGTGCAACTTAAATCATGATTCTGAATTTTGTGACATGTTGAAACTGTACGAATTCAACAAGAATGCAATTTCCAAACTAAACAACCAGACAAGAGAAGCTGTGAATGCATTGACCCACTCAATAAACAGCCTAATTTCTGATGACCTTTTGATGAAAAACAAATTAAGAGAATTTCTTAAGGTCCCATACTGCAACTACACAAAGTTTTGGTATGTAAATCACACAAAATCTGGTGAACATTCTCTGCCAAAATGTTGGTTGGTGAACAATGGGAGCTTTTTAAATGAAAGTGAATTTAGGAACGAATGGATCTTGGAGAGTGATCACTTGATTGCAGAGATACTTAGTAAGGAATACCAAGACAGGCAGGGAAAAACCCCAATAACATTAGTCGACATGTGTTTTTGGAGTGCTATTTTCTTCGACAACAAGTCTCTCTTACACTTGGTTGGATTTCCAACTCACAGACATATTGTAGGAGAAGCATGTCCATTGCCCCATAAGATCAACAGACATGGAGCTTGTGCCTGTGGGCTATACCAAAAATTAAAGAAGAAGACTGCTTGGAGAAAAAGGCACCAATAGAGAGGCTCAGCCTCCCTCCTCCATCGGCCCGGGACATCCCGGGCCGATGGAGGGGCCCCCCAGTCCGCGGCCTGGGCCGCGGACTGGGGAGGCATTTGCCTACATCACAAATGCATTCCTTGCCTGATACACCAGACTACCTGGTAGTAAGGGCTTCAGGCTGAGTTCAGGTAAGTGACCATCAAGTACAGACTGAAACATGATGCAGTCGAGCAGGGCACAGTGGGGCTCTTTTTGAGGACCATTGTCCTTGTGCTTCTTTTTAGGAACTATCACACCATTGTGTGCCTTGCAGAGCTCGCCATATCTCTCCCAAACTTCCTGTTCAAAAATTCGTGATTGTTCTCCAGTGAGTCTTACATCCACCAATTTTAGATCTTTTCGCCCATGTATGTCAAAAAGTCTTTTTATATCATCGGCACCTTGAACTGTAATGACAGTGTTTTGAGGTAGAAGCCCGATGATGTAACTTAGAAGTCCAGGTTGGGCATCCTCAAGATCTTTTAAAAGTATTCCGTGGGAGTGTCTACTGCCATTTTTGAAACCTTTTTCATCATGTGGTTTTCTGTAACAATGTATATAGTATCCAGTTGAAGGTTGAAGAACAGCAAGTTCCACGGGGTCCGTGGGGGGCCCCTCTATATCCATCCATATGGTGTTGGATGGATCTAACTTTTGCATTGCCTCTCTCACAATTGCTTCCTGCAGCTCAGAAAGATTGGAAAGTCTCATGTTTTGACCATTCCTTTCAGGACCCCTTGGTCCTACTGTTGGTTTGGTGTTTAAGTCAACACTTGTGTTGTCCCATGATCTCCCCACAATTTGAGACCTTGAACCGATGTACGGCCAACCTTCTCCAGAGAGACACAACTTGTAGAGAAGGTTCTCATAGGGGTTCCTATTCCCAGGTTTCTCATCCACGAACATGCCTTCTCTCTTTTTCACTTTCAGTGTGGCCATGATAATGGATGAAAAGTTGTCCGGTGTCACTTTGATGGTTTCTAACATGTTACCCCCATCTATAAGGGAAGCACCAGCTTTTGTTGCTGCTGAAAGACTGAAGTTGTAACCAGAGATGTTTAAAGCACTCTCATCTCTTGTAATAATCTGAAGGCAGTCATGCTCAACTGTAAGTTTCTCTAAATCATCCAGATTAGGGTACTTCACTGTGTAAAGAAGACCTAAAGATGTCAAGGCTTGCACCACATTGTTCATAGTCTCCCCTCCTTGAACAGTCATACATGCAATGGTCAATGCAGGCATTGACCCAAACTGATTGTTTAATTTAGACGGATCAGAAACATCCCAGAGTCTCACAATTCCTTGATTAGGTCCTCTTTGCTGTTGAAATCCTAGTGACCTTAGAATGTCAGACCTTTTGTCCAGTTGAGATTGGGACAAATTTCCCATATATAATCTTGGACCACCATTGGGTCTCTCTCCAATTTTTCTTTTAAGCTTTTCCAAATCACTGGCCAAATCCATGAGTTCGTCTTTCCCCAGATCGCCAACTTTCAGTACTGTATTTCTTTGAGCACTTTTCATGCTCATTAGCTTATCAACTTCTTTGTTCAAATCTCTCAGTTTGTCGAGATCGGCATCGGTTCTCTTCGTTTTGCGAAGAAGCCTCTGGACTTGGGAGACTTGAGTGAAGTCTAAGCTGTCTGCTATTAACTTGGCGTCCTTCAGGACACTTCCCTTGGTGGGCTCTGTGAAGCTGCCCAGTTCCCGTCTCAGGGCCTGAGTCCAGCGGAAGCTGGGAATCTCTTTGGAGTTTGCCATGAAAAGTTTTTTGCACAAGAGTTAGACAAAATTGCCTAGGATCCACTGTGCG